GGGCAGGAGTGACGGTGTAGAACTCATGACCACGTGGGCGGAACCCATAGGCGTCCTTGTGGAAATCGGAGAAGATGTTTTCGTCGTAGGTGTAAACAGTCATGTCATTCACTCCTTCGTTCATCATGTTTATATTATAACAAAAGAATTAATTTTTGTCAACAACTTTTTTTACCAAAATCTACACGCCAAGCGAAATTTGCTTCCAGTTCACGAATCAACTCATCCCACGACCGAGGGAAGTTTGAGAACTTAGCACCACTTACCTTAGCGATAAAACCGCCATCAGGATGCTTCCGAATGACGATCTCGTGGTCTGCACAGTTCATGGAAACCCAACGGTCAAGCGAAGGAATGGAACGAAACTTAGCAATCATGTTCTTATCTCCTGTTTTCATCATATAAATAGTATATAACGTATCTTATTTTTTGTCAACAGAAAAACGAACATGGCATCAAAAACTTTTGACGAAATTCTGGCTCAGGGAGTGAGGTCTGGACAATTACCAGCTAGGACACAAACGTCTAGAGATTGGTTTCGCAACGCGGCGAGAACGACTAGTGTTACGCCGGAAGCTGTTGTTAGGGGTGAGAGAGCGAAATATAAAAATAGGACCACAATAGGAAAGATGTATCTTTTCAATTATGATCCTAAAACAAAAGATACGTTACCATATTATGATAGATATCCTTTGATCTTTCCAGTAGAAGGAGCTCCAGGTGGTTTCTATGGTATCAACATGCATTATTTACCACTAACTCTTAGAGCAAAGTTAATGGATAAATTATACGAACTGTCTACGGACAGAAGATACGATGAAAAAACTAAATTGAAGATTGGTTATCAGATATTAAAAGCGGCTTCTCGTTTTGCTCCATTTAAACCAACTTTCAAAAGATATCTATCAAATCATGTTAGATCTAGATTTATTGAAATATCGTCTAGTGAATGGGATATTGCCCTATTCCTACCACTGGAAAGATTTGCGAAAGCGTCGAAGACTAAAGTCTGGGCAGACTCAAGAAGGATGATATAATGCCTATAGATTTAAATAGATTTACTTCTATCTTTAATAATGTTCCTCCAGCGAGAGAAAGCGACTACGAAATTATAATAAGTGGTCCAGCTGGAATTGGTGATCCAGATTTAACATATAGAGCAGACTCTGTACAATTGCCTGGAAGAAGTATTGCTACAACAGAACAGGTTTATATTGGACCTCAAAGAAAAGTAGCGTATGCAGCACTTTATCTAGAGACTACTATAACTTTCATAGAATCAGACGATTATCGTGTTAAAGAGTATTTTGATAGATGGTTAGATAAGGTTGTAGGAACACATCGAATTAATCGTACCGTATCAGATGGTTCGAGATTTCGTTCTGGTTATTATGATGATTATATTGGAACGATAGATATTTACAATCTACGAAGAACTGGTGCCAAAGGATATAATACAAAATTGATAGAAGCATATCCTATACAAGTCGCTCCAGTAAGTTTATCTTGGGCTTCTGATGCTATACCTAGAATTAATGTAACGTTCACTTATAGATATTATGAACAAAACGCAGCAGGATCAACAAGTACTGCTAATTTATCTACTTAATAAAAATGACTGATTTGGAGAGAATAAAATGGCTTTACCATCAATAGTAGCTCCACACTTTACGACTAAACTACCGTCAAATGGAGTTGATGTTAAATTTAGACCTTTTCTTGTAAAAGAGGAAAAGTTGCTTCTCATAGCTGCTGAAAGTGGTGAGAGAAAAGACATGATAGACGCTGTCTGTCAAATGTTAAAAAATTGTGTTATTGAGCCGGAGGATATTGATCCTTATAGTTTAGCTTATTTTGATTTTGAACATATATTTCTTCTTATAAGATCTAAAAGTGTAGGAGAAACGGCACAGTTTAAACTAAAACATGATGTGGAAAATTGTGGCCACATGAACGATGTAGAAGTCAAGTTAGATAATATTGTTTATAATACAAATGAAGATCATACTGATACATTTTTATTGAACGATAATATTGGTGTGAAGATGAAGTATCCTAATATAAATTCTTTGACTGACTTTATGGATATTGATCCTACAAATGTTCTTGATATTTTTTCTACTAGTATAGAATATGTTTACGATCAAGAAACGGTTTACAACGATTTTACAAAAAAAGATGTTTTAGAATTTTTAGAAAGTCTTTCTAAAGAGCAATTTGATAAAATTACAAGATTCTTTCAAACTATGCCTGGCAGTCGTTTAAGAGCAAAGTATAAATGTGAAAAATGTGATGAAGAGGTTGAAACAGATGTATCTGGCTTTGAAGATTTTTTTGGATAAGTCTCTGTCATACGAGTCTAGCTAGTTATTATAGACTTAACTTTTCGTTGATGCAATATCATAAATATTCTTTGACTGAATTAGATGATATGATACCGTTTGAGAGAGAAATATACATTCAGATGTTGCTAGAACATCTGAGAGAACAAGAAGAGAAGAACAGACAAAATGCTTCCTAACCCTAATCCATCTGGTGCAGCTACTTCTGATATGATGGCGTTATCATTTCAAGAAAGCACCATGTATGCTGTTCAAAGCATAGATGAGAATATCAGAGGTCTTAGAAAATTATTCGCATCTGTTTTGAAGGTAAACACTGAAAATTTAAACTTAGATAAAAAACAACAGACTACTGAGGAAATTAATCGTGCTAGAGAAAGAGCGGCGGCCGCTGAAGAAAAAAGAGAGTCTAAATTTGGTACTACTTTAAAAAGCGCGGCGACGGACGTAAAAGATAAAGCTATAGAAGTAGGAAAGGGTATATCTCTTGGTGGTGTTTTAAGTACTCTTCTTGGTGGGGCGCTTCTAGCAGCATTTTTTGCTCCAGAAAAATTTAATAAAATTGTTCAATCTATTAAAGAAAAAGTAGAAGAATACGGACCTTCTATAATGAAAGGTATTGGAAATTATCTTAGTCAATTAAATTTTTCTGATCTTGTTGTTACTGGTATCCTTGGTGTTAGAGGAGGTATAATATTCTCTCTATTTAAATTTGCAGGAAACTGGTTAAAAGAAAAATTAGAAGGATGGTTAGGTACATCATTTGATGGATGGTTTGGAGAAAACGCTGGTGAGATAGCTGGTGCAGTAGGATTGTTTGCTACGCTAATGCCAGGAACCACTATAAAACTTATTACAGGTTTATTTAGTTCATCGGGCAGTCTTATAAAAACAGGTCTTGAAGGTGCCCAAAAACTTCTTCCAGAAGCGTTAGGGAAAGGTCTTACACCTAAGGCTTTAGGTATTGCTGGTATTGCTGTTGCCGCTGGGATGATGGCAAAAACGGCAGTTAACGGTATAGCAGATTGGTTTACGAAAAAAGATTTTAGTGAAGAAGCTAATACTGCAATGGGAAAGGCTATGACGGGTCTTCAAGAAGCGACACCGGCATTAGCAAAAGTTGGAGGTCAAGCACTTGAGTTTGCAGCGTATGGTGCTGCATTAGGTAGTGTAATTCCAGTTATAGGTACTGCTATAGGAGCGGCTATAGGTGGACTAGTAGGAGCAGTAGTCGGTATATTTTCTCTTGATGATGCAGAAATACAAGGTTTTAAAGATGGTATGTCAAAGATATGGGATGCTATTATAGATGGATTGTTTAGTGGTGTTGCCAATCTATTAACCGGCCTTCCTTCTTGGGCGCTCCCAGATGGTGTAAAAGCGTTTATAGAAAAATATTCAGATACACAGGGAATGAAAGAACAAGAAGGAACAGAAAAAGTTGAAAAAACAGAAGCATCAAAAAATAAAAGTTTAGAAAAATATGTAACTACTGAAGAAGAAATTGCTTCCGTAATGAACGAAAATGGTATGGTTGATGATAAGAAACTTCAAGCTCTTAATAAAGAACGTGAGGCTAAAAACCTAGATCGTATAAGCTCAGCCGATGCAGGAAGTATATTTAGATCAACACAACAGGCTGCTAAAGCAAAACAGGACCTTGAAGAAGTAAAAGCAGCACCAGCAAAAGAACTTGAAGAAATAGATAAACAAATTTTAGAAAAACAAAACCAGATCGAGGAAGCGAAAAAGAAACAAATAGCGGACGATAAGCTAACATATGAAGGAAGGCGCGGTGAACTAATAGATAAAAGAGAACAGGAAATTGAAGAATTATCAAAACGAAGAGAAAAACTAACTAGAGGAAACGATGCATCTCCCATGGCTCCCATGGGTGATCAAGGAAACTACCCATTGTTCGAAGGCCAAGGCCAAACAATGGCACCAACATTTAGAGCTGGATCTCTTAGAATGAATGGTTTAGAAGCGGAGATGGTTTCAATGAATAACGCAATGAAACCATCAGCTCCTATATTTATAGCGTCACCTAGTACCTCTTCACCAACTAGTGTAGATCAATCACAGACTATTATCAATAATAGTAATCGTCAAACTACTATTTCTGGTGGTATTTCTCAATATACACAATCGCCAACAAGATCTGCTGCGTCTCGATTTTCTGTAGCTTTTACATAAAAAAAAGAGGGGACCGAAGTCCCCCCCTAGTATATTTCATAGTTTATTTTAAAGAGATTAATCCTTTATCCTCAAGTGGGCCATCTGCCATTTGCATACGTTGAAATAGATTGACAAATTCCTGAATACCAGGAATTTTTGCGATATGTTCTTTCTTCACATAGTATTGAAGAGACCGAGAGATTTTATACTTACCGTCTGCAATGTTTTTAAATGTAGGTTCGAAACCTTCAACAATTGAACCCTGGATAACATCAGAGTTTTGGTCCAAGAATGAGTATCCAAAAATGCCGAGAGAATTTGGATCTGATTGGAGCTTCTGAACAATTAGATTATCGTTCTCACCTGCTTCAACATAAACACCATCTTCACGGATGTGGTGAACAATATTCTTAAACTTCTTCTTGTCCTTTTTACGAAGAGCTTTTAGTTCTGAAATTTGTTTAGCTCCACCTTCCATAGCGAGTTCTAGAAAAGCGTCACGCGTACCAGATGTTGGAGGAGGACCAAGTACCCTTATCTTTACATTAGGAAGAGATGGGTCTACATCAGACCAATACACATATGGATTTGGTACTAACTTACCATCTACTGGAACCTTAGCGGCAAGAGCTAAAAAAATGTGTTTCAATTGAAAATTATATTGAGTTGCTGATTTATCGTTAGCAATTACAATACCATCAAAACCAATCTCGTATTCGATTGGTGTTACACCATTCTTTGCACAACGCTCTACTTCCGATTTCTTAATTTTGCGTGAAGCATTTGTGATGTCTGGGTGTTTTTCTCCGACTCCAGCGCAGAACAATTTGAATCCACCACCTGAACCAGTTGATTCTACAACAGGCGTTTTAAATCCGCTAGTCCTACCAAACTCTTCAGCAACTGTGGTGGAAAATGGATATACTGTTGAAGAACCAACGATACGAATCTGCTCCCTTGCAGATGCAGATGTTACAATAAGTACCGATGTTAAGGCAGCGAGTGTTAATGTTTTAATCAAAGCTTTGATCTCCTTTCGAACTTGTAACCGTATGTTACATTCATATTTAACAAAATTTTGTTACAGACGTGTTATCCTTTTATTAATCTTTTATTATATTTTATACAGACAAAAAAGAGGAAAAAGAGGGGACCGAAGTCCCCTCTGATATTTTATCAATCCTCCTCTGCCAATTTCTTGAAGAATGATAGACTATCGTCATCTTCTTCATCATCATTACTCCAAGGAACACTATTTTCTTCCTTAGCTGCCGCAACACGAGGTTGAGGTGCTGGAGCAACTTCACTTAGTTCAGGACCACCATCAAGACCAAGAACACGATTGAGTCGAGTCTTTTGTTCTTCATATGACTTGAACTCAGATACATCAAGAAACTTAGATAGTGGATGTTGAGAGTTCCAAATCTCTTCAATCCTTGCATCATCGTCAGATACAGCAGAACTCTTATCAAACTCTGATAGGTCATAGTTCTGATAACCTTCATATCGACGAATCTTCAACTTGAAATTAGCACCCTCCCAGAAATCGAAAGGATTCATTGGATCTTCATCTTCAAATTGAGGTTGCATTGCATTCTGCATCTTTTCGAAGATCTTTGCGCCATACCGATAAAGAAACACTTGACCCTCATTCTGAGGATTTGCCTTATCTGATACGACTAAAACATTGGAATAATAGTTTAATCGACGCTTCTGCTTACGAACAATATCCTTGTTGGACTCTACACCTGAGTTCCAAAGCATAGAGTTGTGTTCGCAAACTGGACACTTTTCGCCAATTGTGGTTCGACATTCGTCAATCCACCAACCACCAGGACCCTGGAATCCATGATTGTATACCTTGACCCATGGAAGTTCTTCACCAGGGGCTGCTGGTAGGAATCGAATGACTGAGTATCCGTTTCCTGCCTTGTCTACTTCAGGCTTCCAGATATTTTCGTTTGTGTTGAGTTCGTCTCGTGCCGTAATCTTTTCGGCTGCTGTTACTAGGTCACTAAGTGATGACTTACTTGACTTCTTGAGTGCGGCAAAAGATGTTGCTGCCATTTTTGATTCTCCTTAAAACTACTTAATACGACTTTATACGACTTAAACAAATATAGATTTTACGACATGACGATACTCCTTTGGATCAATTTCAATAAATGACGAATACTTTACTATCTTCTTATTATACTCGATCCAAATGAAATCGTCAACGTATTTATTGATCTTTTTCACGAATCCTAGCACTTTGTCTAGTATAATAAAAGACTCGATTGATATATCTTCAGAGATGAGAAGTTTCAGAATTATTGGATGTTGTCCATCATCACACTGAAACACCTCATCAAACTGAAGATCATTCCGATCCATATAATCACGAAGTTTACTCATATCTTCACGGAATGAATATTTAAGTGACTGGAACTTTCTCTTCCATTCGTTAAAGACTTGTTCAGCCTTGTCAGAAACAAGACCTCCACTCCAATTATTATCCTCCTTGATTAGATTTGAAACGAAGAATGGAACAAGTTCCTTCTTATGCCTCCTTTCTATCTTCTCGAAGAAAAACTTGTCTTTACGTCTTAAAAAAGATTCCTCCTTTACTCTCAGTTTACCATTATATTTAAAGTAATCATAATCAGTCGTAAAATGACTTCTCAGCGCAAGATAAGTTTTATACGCATTGAAACCAGGAAACGACATCACATGGGCAATCTGCATAATTTCTCTGTTAGTAAATTTAAATCACTAGCCTCTGATTCAATCTTCGCCTTGATAACTTTATTAATCATTTTAGCAACAGATTCAATCTCTACATTATTCTTTTCACAAAAATTGATAATTGCGTCAATATAAGATTCACCAGTTTCATACACAAAATCTTCAATTTCTTGATTGAACTTATTCTTATCAATCATTTCGAAATAATTCCTCCAGTATTCTTTCTTACAATATCTTCTGAGATTGCTTCAGCGTAATAGATTTCTAGTACCTCAGCATCTTCTACACATTCAAACCAATGATATTCACCCGGCTTCACTGTAGTGAAATTTCCTGGTCTTAGTTCTGTCTTATCTGTATGATCATAATCATTCTTACGTACAAAAATATTCATTTTACCGCTAATACAATAGAATCCGTTCCACTTGTGTTTATGTAAATGTTCTGAACATTTATAACCAGACTTTGTAATGATTCTGTGAACTTCAATCATGGGAGTCACTAAAAGAGATTCTGTCTGACCCCAAACTTTACCATAAATCATTTTTTAACCACTCCATCAATTTCTAAAATTTTTTCTATTATTTCTGGAAAATCTTTTAATTTAATCATATTAGGACCATCACTCGGTGCATTATCAGGATCTGGATGGACTTCCATAAAGAGTCCTGCTATTGATACAGCGGTAGCTGCATAAGCAATAACAGAAGCAAAACGTCTATCACCCCCACTTGAACCTCCCTGACCTCCTGGATATTGTACGGCATGTGTGCAATCCATAATGACAGGTGCATATTCTTTCATCACTTCTAATGAACGCATATCAACAACGAGATTGTTATATCCAAATGTTGTACCTCGTTCAGTTAACATTACTTCATTATAACCAAAGGATTTTATCTTGTCAACTATATTTTTCGTTTCCCATGGAGATAAAAATTGTCCTTTTTTTACATTCACAGGTTTACCAGTTTCGGCAGCTGATTTTAGAAGATCGGTTTGCCTACAGAGAAATGCTGGTATTTGAAGAATATCAGCATTAGTTACGGCACATTGCCAAGATTCATGTACATCTGTTAATGTAGGTATACCTCTATTTCTTATTGAATCAAATGCATAATACGCACCATCAAAGTCTCCTCTGTATGAAGAGGATGATGTTCTATTTGCTTTATCAAAACTCATTTTAAAACAAAAGTTGACAGATAAATCGTCACAAATCTCTTTTAGAGTCTCTGCGATTTCCACTGCCAACTCTTGATTTTCAAAAACGCACGGTCCAGCAATAATCGATAGTTTCTTATCGTTAGCGAGACTATTATAAAAATTATTCATAAAAAATATGCTTTCCTATTCTAATTAATACCTTTTTATTTTTGCTCCATTTAGGTACGACATAATCCGCATGATAAAATCTAGAACCTCTTGTGAAGTCTTCTACATTAAAGTGTAGTAATGTATCTGCTATATTAATAGCTTTATACCAAGTTTGTAAATCTTTTGGTGTATCTGATTTACCGTCACAATACCAAGAAAATTGACACTTATATTTTACTATTTTGTTGTTTATCTTTATTGCCTGATATACAACGTCGCAGATGTTATTAGGGAAATCTTTGTCTTTTACACGATTTAGAGTTACGAGACCAATAGCATATTGACCAATGATTTCTTCTCCTCTAGCTTCAAAGTATATGTTTTTAGCTAAACAGTTCAGACTATCTTTATCTACTTCGTGACTGTCAGCATTACCCGGCAATGTTGCCATAGATACAACAATAAGAATTAAGTAGACAAAACAAAAAATGATAAACTTTGCGATTCCCTCTTCGGAGAATTTAAACAATGTTATATCCTTTGATTGTTATAAGTGATTGGGCCCGTTATATGACAGGGTGGAACCCATACCCCGTGACTACAAGTCGATTAAGCCGCTAGGCGGATATCCTCGAAGTGATTGTCATTTGCAACATTAAAGTTAGCATTTATAGTTTTGGTCCGATACGCTGGTACCATGGCGTCTACCTCGATTTGATCTTTACTACGTCAGTCGAACCTAATATCACCCCCCGCATAAGCATACCACAACAAACTCTTTCGTGTCTAGCAAGGTCTCATTACTAGAGACGGTGATATGCTTATGGTGGAGGTGACGGGTACTGCCCCCGTGTCCTGAACGTTTATTCTATCTCCTCTCAGACGGTAGATTTAATATTTATATTATTCATCTCTAGACTCTTGACATAATCAAATTCATCTGCAAGCCGGTCCAGATATTCTTCGTATTCCTCACGAATCTTAGGATATCGAAACGCTTCTTCATACAACTCAATAAGTTCAAACATCACATTCACTCACTGTTTCATCATTTTTATATAATACAACAGAAATGAATTAATGTCAACAAAAAAGTTGAAGAATTTGCCTCATCAACTAGAACATCCTTTCTATAAAAAAATGATGGCCACGATTTTTCCCCTCTTTCAGTACTCCATCTGCCATCCCTGCCGTACCTCACATAAATGAGCCTCAGCAGCACGGTGTTATTTATATTTGGTACGCCCACCAGGATTCGAACCTGGACCGCTCCCTAATCTGGGGACCATATGCCGGATATAAGCCGGGTGTTCTACCGTTAAACTATGGGCGCATATTTGGCGATCTCGGCAGGACTCGAACCTGCAACCTAGAGCTTAGAAGGCTCTTGCTCTATCCAATTGAGCTACGAGACCAATTAACAGTTCCAACACAATTTCGAAATTGCGTATGCAAAGGGTAAAAATGATAACAAAACTAATATTACCATATACCAATTAATCAAGGCAATACTCTCTTTACGACTACATGTCCCATCTCAAATGGTAGAGTTACCATATCATAAGCAATACCAATAGGTGTCAATGGTGTTACAGCACAAGCTGAAACCAAAAGACCAAGACTGATAACGATTACCTTTTTCATAGTTCCTCAATCACATAATTTTCCATTACTTCATTATATACAGACTTAGCAATGTCGTCAACTAAATTTTCATCACATTCAATATGGATAGTCTTACCGATTCTAACATTTTCAACCATATCATATCCCATAGATCGTAAAGCATTTGCTACTGCATCGCCTTGCATATCTTTGATACCGGGGCGAAGAGTTGTGGTGATCCTATATTTCTTTATCATTTAGTTTTTCTCTAACCCAGTTAATCTTATAGTCAGTGGACCACTCGCTAAGATAAGCATTGTCTTTGTCGAACAGATCCAACATTTCTTCTTCAGTGACAAGAGTGCTGTCTACAATATATTCGCCCATATATTTTTGAGAAAACTCTTCACATTCTTCCATACTCACTGTATCTTTTGCCCATTCTTCCGGCCAACAAGGTTCATCAGGATTCAATTTCTGCAAATCATCTTTATGCATCACATAACGCATACGATGAGATGAAATACAGGTTACGACAACATAATCTTTACTCATTTAATAATCCATTCCTAACCAGTCTGTTTCTTCTGGCATCATTTAAACATCTTTCTTCTCCACCATTTCACCGTTACGAACAACGTAGTGTTTAACTTCACACATACTTGACTTAATATAAGCACGACCTCCGTCTATCATATTGCCGTTCTCAAACCGTTTATAATCATGGCGATGTGCGCTGTACTGTAGATTGCCATCACCATCTTCAACAAGCCCAAACTCTACAGATTCAATTCGATCTGCATTGGTAATCATAATTTGTGGCTTTTGTGTTACTCGTGTATCAACCATATTGTAATATAATCCAAAGTAATGGTTACCAAACTCAGGATGTGGAGTCTCTCTGTAAAAGATATCCATTGCCCATGCCTCATAGCCCAGAGCACTTGTACACACATAGGTAACAGGAACACCATCTTTCTTAGTATAGTGTTCACAAATCTTGTCAGTATCAAATAGTGGTTCGTGTTTAATCATCTTCTCCTCACTCATCTACTACCCACGCATAATTGGTTGTAATCCAGTCCTCTAGGCAGTCTTCAAACGACCAGTTTTTGTCCACTTCTTCTTTACCAAACTTTTTACACATCTTCTCATACCACCAAGGATAGTATTCTTTTCTGATATCATCCTCTGATACTGTTACAATAGACGTTCCTTCTCCTGGGTATGCCAGTTCATCATAAGAAAAATATCTCATCCTCGCCTCTTTCCAGTGGTTGGATCATTAGCGTCTTCTTTAGATAGTACCTGTAGACCACCTTTGTTATACGCTTGACCGACAACATATTGAGAACTATACATCAGTTTTGTCTCTCTGTCAACTGATTTATTCGTTTGAATCGGTACAATTTTGTTACTGAGAGGAATTTGGTCGGGGATGCTGGATTCGAACCAACGACCTGACGCTCCCAAAGCGCCCGCTCTACCAGACTGAGCCAATCCCCGTTTATCTGCATGAACACCCATCTTACGAAGCCATTTATCATGTTCGATATCGGCTTGTAATTGACGTTTGGTCTTTTTAGATTTACGTTTACGAGTGGATGTTGTTGTCATCCACGGTCCCACAAGATGCATACTCATATCATCTCCAAAAATGGTGCTCCCACACAGAATCGAACTGCGAATTGATGATTACAAATCAACTGTTATACCGTTTAACTATAGGAGCGTATTGGCTCCTGGAGAGGGATTCGAACCCCCGACCGGGCGGTTAACAGCCGCCAGCTCTACCACTGAGCTATCCAGGAATAAATTCATTAAGAGAACGCTACCATGTACATTAGGATAAGTGCCATCAGACAAGAGAAAGCAGTAAACTCGACCAACATCTTCAGAGCATTCAACATCGTTTCTCTCCTTCGTTCATCATGTTTATATCATACCAAAAGAATTAATTTTTGTCAACCAATATCTCAAAATCTGGATCATTTTTTAAAGCGATCCAACGATGGTCACCCGTGGGGCTAAACACCATTGCAAAAGGTCCTGGCAGCGAACGGTGTTTGGTTGTTTGAATACGGTCGCGAATCTCGCTGATCCAAAACTCCGTACCAAATTGCTGGATGCGATTCTTACCGTGTTTGCTCTTACCTTTGAGCTGGATTTGATCACCTATTTGCATAGTATCTCTCCTTTGCTTGTTCCGTTGTCTCACTCACTATAATCATTATCTTACAGTGGAGATTAAATGTCAAGCAAAATTATTCATATTCCCGAAAATTTTTGATAGACCATTTTTGAACGACCGGCGATCCATCGGCGCCTTCATCTACGACCACATACGCTACAGTCTTCTTAACAAGACCAATACGAGTTTCATCGTTACCAACGAAAATCTTGTGGGGATATTCATCAGCAAACCAATCATCATTCTCAGCAAACTCAAACAAGTGATCATACTCCTTTTCTCGGAACTGACCCAGAACTTTGGAGTCAATTCCAATCGTGCGACGGTCGTTGGTATAAGGAGCAAACGCCATATCAATCCTCCCACTTGACAGTGAAACCAACCTTCGCCTCAGCATTCCGCTTGGCGATGTCGAAGGTTTCGTACATCTCTACGAAATTTTTGCCAATCCAAAGTTCGTATTCATCATTAATATTTTCAATGATGTCAACTTCACTTACGGCATTGGTAGCCATCCAAGCGGTCTTGATATCGATGGCTTTGGTGTCGTATTTGGCAAACTTCATCATGTTTCTGTCTCTCTCTGTCTCACTCACTATAATCATTATACTCGATGGAGATTAAAAGTCAACAGTTTTTTTATGCAATCTTCAAATTAAGTTCGTCCACCTCATCAAAACCAAAACTTGCAACCATGTGGTACATGCCGTTCTCATCCATGATCACATCACCAACACTCAGGCTGTGCATGGGAAGAAACCGTTCGATGTTCTCTTCTGGACCCATATTACCAACATGGAACACACCATCAAGGCTATTAGCGGTGATGTTGCTGACATGCTCATAGTAACCTTTCTCAAAGGCTTCCTTGACCAGATGTCCAACAGGTTTACCAAACGACATATCAATCTTCATACGCAGCACGTTCTTAGGAACAGCGCCGTGATCACCGGCGGCGTTGATGGTGTCAACTTCTGCATCGGTGAGGTTGATCTGGAAAACTTTGTAAATGCCTGTCATGTTTCTGTCTCTCTCTGTCTCATTCACTATAATCATTATATACGGTAGAGATTAAATGTCAACAGTTTTTTTACGATTTTGGAGATTTTTTTTCGGGCTTGGGCTGTACTGTTACCTCATGGAACCCTTCACCAGCAATCGTGGCACAAATCGTTTTTTGCCCTTCTATATAACCAATACGAACAATGGTAAATGAACCCGTTTCAACATTTGCCCATATTTCCACCATAAATCTGCTATTGTCCGTAATTCCTCTATATAAAACTTTTTCTTCATATGTCTCAATAAGAGGTGTGATACCATCATCATAAGGAATACAGGTAACTCGTTGAGCGTCAGCGGTATTACTGAAACCTACCGAAAAGAGCAGGGTTAGGATGAACAAGATTCTTTTCATCGTAGAATCCTCTAATAGCATCGACCAGCGGAGAGATATAATCGTCTCTCTTGCCGAGAAAAATTTGTGGTTCCGATTCCTGATCTACTGCTATTAAAACGACAAATCGGTCCACTGGCGTACCTGTTAGTTCTTCAAACATCACACAATATGCGGTACATTGCATAAAATAATTATCGATCCAATCACGTTTCTTTAATTTACGAGAAGTCTTGAAATCAACGATTGACGCTTTACCATTCCATTTACAGACAAGATCTACTCTACCCGCTATACCAAGATACTCAGAATATAACGGAACCTCTTGCCCATAAACCTCTTCTATCATACTATCTAGTGTATTTTGAACACTTAAAAACATCTCCTTATCTAAAGGAGACTTGAAAACAGGTTCAACATTATTTATATAGTCTTCACAAATTTTATGAAGCCTAGTACCTCTGGAAGATGCTTGTCCTGAAATTCGATTTGCCTCTTCTTCACCAACTTTTTTTCGCCATGCCATAATACCGTCACGAGACAACCGACCAAGAACAGTGGTGATAGAAGGTAAGTCACCGGCAGGAGTATGATACATCCTGCCGGTTTCCTTATTCGTTGTTGCCTTGATATCAGGTAAACTTATTTGGCGATGTTGAAAAATCATCTAATCCACTCACAATCATGTCTTCTGCTTCATATCCAGCAACATTGTCTGGAGCACCAATATCAGGAAACAAAGGGTCTACATCGCCGTAACCATATAAAAAATCATTATTCATTAGATGAACTCCGACCTTTTCTCGCCAACGAGTACCGTGAACTACATTCATATAACAATCTAATTGTTTTTCAATCAGTTCCAATAGATACTCATTTGTATACTTTCGAAGTTCATCTGCTTTATATGGAATGTCCCAATCTTCTTCATTACGTACACAGTAATCTAAAACAAGTTCAATCAACTTTTCGCGCATATCTACAAAACTCCATGCTTTGCTTTTGAGATTATATAATCTTTCACGATACTGCTTCGCACAATATCGTCTTCCTCAAACTCTACTGTTTGAAACTCTTCTATTGTATCAAGAATTTTCATAAATGTCAATAATCCTTTTCTTTCTTCATCTCTAATAAGATCACTCTGTCTAAAGTCACCACAGAACATAATACGACTATTTTCACCAAGTCTGGTAATGATAGAATCCAACTCATGGAAGTTTAAATTTTGAGCCTCATCAACTATTACAATCGTATCATCTAATGTTAGTCCACGAATATAAGATGTTGTAACAAAGTTGATAAGATTCTTTGTTTTCAGAATCTCGTATGCATCGCCTCTTCCAAATAATTCACTACAGATGCTAGAGTATGGCGCTTCGTATACTTTGGATTTTTCTTTTTCGCTTCCTGGTAGAAATCCCATATCTCTTGTTGGGACTACCGAGCGAACAATGGTAACATTATGTTGGTCGCAGTCTTGGCTTAAAACGTCAGACAGTGCTAAGTAGAGTGATATGAAGGTCTTTCCTGTTCCTGCAAGACCATGCAGTAGAAGATTATATTCTTCGTCATAGTGATCAAAGGCTCGTTTTTGATTTTGTGTTTTCGGTTGAATAGATCGTATTCTAAGCGAATTACTCTGTTGTTTTCTCAGTTCTCTTTTTTGCCTTTTTGTAAGTTTACCTACGCCATAATCTTCTAGGTTAATAAGGGACATTTATTAGTTCCTTTGTGCGAGTTAAAGTTTTACAGAATCTCCACGTATAGCTCGCTGTTTTCTCCACTTCTCTACGGCTTGTCTTGTTTTAACCTCCTTTGTTGACTTTGTTGACCCTCTAGAAGCGGCCAGTTCGCTGGTTGGATGAGCATCAGAGATTTTACTCATTATATCATTCCAACCACCATCATTACGCAAACCTCCAACTCCAGAAACAATGTTCATAGAGTTAAAGACTTGTTTAATTTGAGGATTTTTTTTAAGGTAACTTTCTTTTTCTGAGATTGACATAATGTCATCCCATTCCATGCCTGATTGTTCATTAAAAAATGTATAAGTTGGCATTAGTCCTCCTTATCTCTATTTATCAAATAGTGTCTTTTGTTTCATCAAAATCTCTAGAAAACACGCTTTTGAAATTTTCTTTCCAAAGATCAGAATATTCGCTATCCTGATATAATCTAAAAACAGGTGAACCTAAAGTATGATGAATGTTAGATGGAAGTTCATCTTTTTCTAATCCGTAATAATCTCGATCCATTGGTTCGTCTACTAGATAATTCCATTTTAAAGGAAGTTCTCCAATATCATTATCATCGAACCCTTGAAATCTATGAAGATATGCCGGATCTTTTGTATCAGCTAATTTAAAGGTCATCTGTTTGCTTTTATCATGAAGACAATTCCACAGTGTAACAGAAGACCAGTTCTTTCTAGGATAATTCTCTTGGGGAGTACCATGCATCTTATAACGAGATGCAGAAGAATAATCGTGTTTACAAACAGAAACTGGTTTGGACAAGTCCGCCACTTTTAATAAATTCCAAACAGATTCAGTAAACATCATATCACAATCTAAAAATAAAGAATATCTTTCTAATAAACCTTTATATTTATTTTCTATACTTTCAGGATATTGCATATGTAATCTTGTGATAGGAACACAAAGAAATCTAGTCATAGAAAATTCTGTAGATCCTCTTTTATCTAATTTTCTTGATGTATATTCATTGGCATAAAGTTGATTGTAGATCAAAGGAATAATTACAAAATCTTTTCTATGATTACTATATTTTCTAATTGTATGCGCTAGTATTTTAGCGCAGAAATCTTCTTTAGAATCATATCCTATGAATATGGTTAAAGTAGTGCTTCCTGCTTTTTCTAGTGGATCAAAAAGAAATGTCATCTGTTAACATCTGCTCAAACATTGAATAAGACAAACCATGCATATTATTGGATTGACATCTGTAAAACTCATATTGTTTATCAAAAACAAATATAAAGTCTACAAGATGATTATGCGACATAAACCAATCTAGATATCTAATTCTATTTGGATTATCCGCAGCTCTTGTTCTTGTTTCAGCCTTTCCTTTAAACATATTGCTGATAGATTGAGTCTCGTCGTTTTTAATTAAAGAGTCGAATCCTAATATATATAACACCGAACAACCTGTTCTTATAGCACATTTCATAGCAAACATACCAGTATTAGAACGAGGACGAGGACCAGCGTGTCCATGATAAAACATAGACTCTACATGGTCCTCAATATCTTCTGGATAAATTATAGGGGACTGGTCTTCTTTTTCTAACTGGTCTCTCCTATACTCTTCAATGGTAACATGATAATCTACTTTATTAGGATCGTCAAATCCTTTGTAAGCAACGCCACACGAGTAGATTAAAAGATTTTCTTTATTAACAAGATTATTTAAATTGAAATTTTGTCTTGTAGTACCATTACCTATAATAACAGCCGATTTACGATTTATGAATGGTATCTTCTGAAACATCTTCACCTTCATTTAAATTAAATTTATTTTTTAAAGATTCTTGGCGTTCTTCTCTCATTTTTCGAAATTTTTTTACTCGTCGTGGATTATCATAATCATCGTAATCTTCATCCCACTTGTTACGGCGAGCCCGAAAAGTCTTAGACATAACTATTACCAATCCTTTGCTTCTGTGAAAGTTTTCTTAATAAGCGCCTTAGTGATTCCTTTATAAGGACTCTTTTTATTTTTGATGGACAACATCATTAGAGCATCGTCTGGATCCATAGATTCCAGAAATTCGATAAACATCGTTTCCCGTTTAATCGGTTTGATGTTTTCATACTGACCTTTAATAAAATACTTTATTCTACGAAAATCGTGATATAGGTAATTTTGTAAATCAGACTCTTTTGGTTGTGGTTTGTATGGTGGATCACCCTCTGGGAGATCAAATAATACTTTCGGATCAAACATTAGTCTGAACATAAGTATCAATGGTATACAGGTCTTTGACGATTCTTGTAAATACGCAATTTTCTCATTTTCTGTCTTTAACTTAGACGCCTTTTCAATAATTTCAGCAATACCATCTTTCATTTAAAACTCCTGAATATCAGACATTAGATTTTTCAACCTCTTCTTAATAAAATAGTTCAACAACTTTGATTTATCCTTTTTTTCATAGTTCTTATATGTATCTATAACTTGTGTACGGATTGTTTCTGGTATACGAGATAGATCAATCAACTGAATGTTTCTCATATAGTTTCGATGTACTTCACCATCAAAAGGAGTGATACCACGATTCATATCATCAATCATTGCAGCAACCTTTTTCTTTGTTAATGGCCGCTGTCTAGCACCAACGACGAAAACATCATCACGAGAAAGAATATTAGGTACTCCGTCGCCGGCATCGCCCCTGATAACATGTTCGTAAAGGTAAGCCATAGGATCTTCAACTCTAATAAACTTCTTCGTAATAGGGGAATACTGTTCAACATTCTTATACCTTTGCAATTGTGAAAAGTCTTTATCGCCAGAGACAATCATGATCTTTTCACCATTACCACCAAATCGTTCGACCATTGTAGCAATGATGTCATCAGCCTCGGCAGATTCGATTTGAATTACGACATATGGAAAATTATCTCGAATCTCTTCTTTGATTGAATTCAGCGTATCAAAGATAAGATTCCAGTCGAGTGGTGATTCTTCTCGACTCTTCTTACGATTTGCCTTATAGTAAGGAAAGATTTGACGACGCCAATAGTTCTTGTCATCGCAACAGAGTATCATTTCTCCGTATTCAGAGAACCGTGTCTTAAAGCTACGGATTGAGTTTAGTACCATGTGACGAATAAGATCTTCACTAAAATCTTTATTGCCACTCGCCAGAATGCCTGATAGACATACCTGTGAAAAATCTAACAAAATCATATCACACCTTATTCTTCGTCATCTTCCTCTTCGTCACCAAATACAATATCGCCATTCTCAATCATCTTCTTGAGACGGTCACGATTGTTTAAGATGACATCATATAAAGGATGTTCGATATCCACACTATTATATAGTATGGCTCTCATCATCTCTCCAACAAGAATATAATCCTTGAAGAATCCAGAATCTTCTATAGGAAACCCTTGCATCATCATTTTCGTAGCAAGACGGCTAAATTCTGTGTTGACTACTTCGTCTACCAACATCATTCGATTGATTGTGATAGCCTTTATTGTCTCTTCTTCAGATTGTGGAAGATTCCTTTCTTTTACAATGGGCGATACACCCATTCGTTCCAAAGGAAACTGAATCACATTGCTCATAATACTCTCACTAATAGTGTATCTTTATTGATACGACCTGTAAACGTTGATGGTTTGGTTGTTAGTTTATCCATGAAAGTCCTGAGTTTGACCTTTCCCGATTTTAGCAACTCACCTAGTTGCTCTTGAGGTTTACGTAATGTCTTACACATACTTGTTTCCATATCAAAGTTTTGAAGTGTGGTTCCTTTCATCTTAAAACCACCCTCCAAAGAGTTATAACAAGTCAATTTCTTATACTTGACATTATATACCCACAATTGTTTCATGTCAACAATTGTTTCTGGACTTATCGACACAACTTTCAACTCATTCGATTCTTTGAGATATTGAATATTTTTTACGAGTTGTGCGGCAGACTTTACCTTTGGTTTACGTGGACGACGTATTACCTTTCTATTATTTATATGCTTGTCTAGTTCAGTCAATAGACGTTCAAAAAATGCAATACGATTTGTCAAACCTTTACGTTTTAGATATCCCCAGGCTTCTTTAAGATCCTCATTCTTACCTTTCTTTGCTTCCAAGAGTTCTTCATATTCTCTTTTATAATATTGAGTAATTTTCTCAATTTGTGTTTTGTTCATATTTTTGATTCTAGCAAACTGATAGAAGTCAAACTTGTCATCTTGTCGGTCTACTACCTCTTCTAATTCGCCAATCCATTCTTTTACTGGATCAATCTTATCTTTTTGTGTCGTATTCTTATTAGGGGATTTTACGACTTTCACTTCTTCCTCTGCCAGTTGAGAAATTCTATTTCGAAGATAGTCCATACGAGAGGAATCGTTTGTGTGAATAATACATGCCCAGTGTGGAAACATAAATTTCCAGTCTGGTTGTTTTAGAATAGATGTGGCAATTTTCTTAGGAAACTCAGTACGAATCCAAGATTTGACCAATTCTATAATCTGCTTATTCTCAACTTCGTATTGAAAATAAAAATCAGCCGCCCGTCCAGGAGTCTTAGGGGCACCACTAAGACCTGTTACTCGGTGAGCACGTACACGTTTCTTACGAGGTTTAAGAGACATTTAGACTTTTCCTTCATTCATTACCAGACACCATAGCGTTACCAGACACCTCAGCGTCACCAGTCACCACGGCGTCATTAGACACCATAGCGTTACCAGACACCACAGCGTAACCAGTCACCACAGCGTAACCAGACACCCGAGCGTTACCAGACACCATAGCGCGACCAGACACCACAGCGCGACCAGACACCACAGCGCGACCAGACACCACAGCATTATCAGACACCATAGCGTAACCAGTCACCCGAGCGTTATCATACACCCGAGCGTTATCAAACACCCTAGCGTTATCATACACCACAGCGCGACCAGATACCACAGCGCGACCATACACCCTAGCGTTACCAGTCACCCGAGCGTTAGGCCCAACATAGGCGGTCTCAAAAACAGTAGCGGTATCAGCAACCCATCCACCACCATTAGGATGTTGGTGAGCAGGAACTGGATCAGTACCAAAATCAAAAGTAGTCATCTTGTTCACTCCTTCATTCATCATAGGTATATCCTACCAGGAATTTTATTTTTTGTCAACAACTTTTTTTGTTGTGATATAAAATTTTTGGTCTTTGTCAAAATCGTAG